CTGCATTAAAGGCTGCACAAGATGCCTCTGATGTTGTAAACTATTGTGTGTTTAAAAAGAATGATGGATGGACACTGTTAAACACGTGGATCAAAGCTTCTTTGCTTTGGAAGAATTCAATTATCCGCTGGGATTATGTAGAAGATTTTAAGTACGATTATGAAGAATTTGAAGAAATTAGCCAAGAATCTTTGGATGAGAAACTGGGTGAACCAGACGTTGAGATTGCAGGGGACTTGCTTATCTCATCTAGGTCTGACGGTATTTATTATACTGATGTTCGTCTAAAGAAGAAGATAGATAAAAGCCGAGTTAAGATTGAAAACATTCCTCAAGAGGGTTTTCGTATTAGTCGAGATGCAACTAGTCTAGATGATGCAACTTTTGTTGGTATTGAATTAGAATTAACCCGTAGTGAAATTAGGTCTGAATATCCTGATATGGCTAAAGAAATTTCTGACTGGGATGACTTAGGTGATGAGCATTGGTCTACTGAGTATTCAGAAGAGATTGCTGCACGTAAAGAAGTTACAGGTCAGTCCTACCATAGCCACAGTTCTAGTGATGACTATGCTACTTTAGAAGCCAGCCAAGTAGTTACCTTGACTGAGTGTTGGATTAAAGTAGATAGGGATGGTGATGGTATTGCTGAATTAAAGCACATTATCATAGCTGGAGACCATGTACTATTTGAGGAAGATGTAGACACTATCGCCCTAGCGTCTATCTGTCCCTTTGAAGTGCCTTACGAATTTTATGGTTTATCTGTAGCTGATATGACACGTAGTTCTACATTGGCATCTACAGCTATTTTAAGGGGCTTTGTTGAGAATACTTACTTAACAAACTATAGTCCTCGTTTAGCTGATCCCAATGTTGTTGACTTCTCTGCATTGCAGAACATGAAGCCAAAAGATATTATTGCAACTAATGGTGCCCCTCAAGGCGCTGTAGCTATGTTGCAACCTGAGACTATTAGTACTGGAACTGTACCTTTATTGCAGCATTTACAAGTGCATAAAGAACAAGCTACTGGTATGTCTAAAGCTGCACAGGGTTTGAATGATGAGCTATATGTATCAGGTAACTCTGAAACTAAATTAGCTATGACTCAAACTGCTGCTCAAAAGCGTATACAGCATATTGCACGTATATTTGCTGAGACAGGCTTTAAGCGGCTAGCAGCTGGTGTTTATTCTACCATGCGTAAAAACATGAAGAAAACCATGACGCCTAACTATACTGGTGTATATGCAAACGTAGACATCGATAAGTTACCTGCACACATGGATATGAGTGTAGACGTAGACTTAGGCGAGAATAGCAATGCTAATAAGCGCAGTAAGCTTACAATGATTGCTACTGAATTATTACCGCTTATCCGAGAGGGTGGCCAGGAAATGATTCTACGCCCTGATGTTACAGCAGTATTAGCTAATAACCTATTATCTTCTTTAGATGAAAATCCTTTAGATTATATACAAGATTATAATTCTGAAGAGTTTAAAGAGAAAGCTAAGGGTGATGCTGAAAAGAAACAGAAGGAAGCAGAAGAAGCCAAGAAAATGGCTACAGATGCCGAAAAGACTCAGATGGACCTAGCCAAAGCTAATGTTAATTATACTAATGTACAGGCAAGTAATGCTATACAGGATAATACTAAACAATTAGCTGTAGCAATGGATAGGCACCAACAAGAGTGGGAAAAGCTTCGTCAAGAAGCTCTAAAGAATGAGGTTGAACCACCTAAAATGCCTGACATGAATCAAACTATTCAGAAGGCTATGCAACTAATAAGTGGCATGGGGATTCCTCAAGAAGGCGGTGGCGTTTTAGATGACGCTGTTCGCAAAATGGGCATTGAGCCTGAACAAGCTTTGCAAGTCATACAGAAGATGATGCAAAGTGGACCTCCGCAATAAAGGTATTTTAAAATGCGTAAGGAATATGAAGAAGTAGCTAAAAGACGTTTAGCTAATACAGCAAATCATGGTAGTCATAAGATTCACCCTGATGTGTTGGCACGTAATGCCCATGTGGAGGCAGAGTTTACATCTAGAGTGTTAGATGAATTCTTTATGTCCTCCTATGGTGAGATTTTAGTCGATTATTTTAATCAATGGCTAAAAACAGAACCACATGAAACTAAAACTCGTGAGTTTTTATACTCTTGTGCTATGGCTTTGGGTTCCGTGAAGGAACAGCTGGTTAGGCAAGAAATGTATGGTAAAAACGTACCTGTGATGGATGATATGAAACACAAAGAGTCCGATGACTCTGATGGAGAAGTTTAATGGCTATTATTTTAGACCCTACCCCTTCGGATGGCGCTAGTCTGGAAGATGCAGCTTTTGAGAAAGTAATGCAGTCCAGTGAATTTATGAACCAAGCAGCAGATGGTGTACCTGAATTAGATGAGGACACAGAAGATGCTAGCACCGATGATTCCGAGGAATTAGATGATGCAGAAGTCGAAAACGATGATATTGTCGATGAAGACTACGAAGAAGATGATGAAGAAGCCTCTGATGAGGATGATGCAGACGATCCTGTAGATGACCCCGTAGGGGATATTCTAGATCCTACTGAATATGATCTAGATAATCTGCTAGTAAATGTAAAAATTAACGGAGAAGAACATATAGTATCCGTTAGTGATGTTATTAAAGGTTACAGTACTGAACAATCTCTAGGTGCCAAGGGCCGAGAATTCGGAGAAGATCGTAAAAAGTTTGAATCCGAGAAGGCGACTTACAACCAAGAAATATCTGCGTTAGCCACAGCAGCATCTGAGCAGCTAATGGCTAATGAGAAGTACTGGGAAGGGCAGTATGTATCTATTGAGAAAGAGCGGGAAACTGCTCGTGATGATGGTGATACATATGCTGCTTCCGAACTTAAAGACAAATTAGGTGAAGCCCAAGAACAATACTGGAATGCACGCAAGCAACGTGAGACTATTACGTCTAACGCTCAAGCAAAGCAGGCTGGTATAGACCAAGAAATGTTAGCAAAAGGTGTAGAGCATTTTAATGCTACTATCCATGAGCATATCGAAGACTGGTCTGAAGATGTGGCTGTTGCCGTAAGAGCGTTTGCTCTAGAAGAAGGGTTACCTGAGTCACTATTAAATGTGGTTACAGACCCCGCAATCATTAAATTTGTAGATGGTTATAGACGTATGAAAACTAATGTGTCCACTGGTGCTAAGAAAAGAGCCAAGGTTTCGACCAAAAAAGCTCCACCAAAGAAAGGGCAAAGTGCGCTTCAGAAAAACCAAACAAAGAAGTTATCTAATCGCAACAAAGTATTATCAGGAAATGGTGATGCTAATGAGGAAAAGGACTTTTTACGTTCCCTAGCGGCTAGATCACTGGGAGAGCGATAATGATTGAACAGCTAAATAAAGCTATAGAAATTCTAGAGCGCCAAAGAGCACCCCTATTGAGGGAAATTACCTATAACGAAGGACGTGCTCGAACTATTGCACCGCAGCTTTACTATGTAAATCTGTTATTATTGCAACTAAAAGAAGAGGTACAAGGTGTAAAAGCTGAAGTGCCTCGGGGTGTAGGTCGCCCTAAAAAGGAAGCATAGAGAGAGTTACTCTTTAACACTATAAACTTAATTACGAGATGGCGGTTAAAACCCCCTACCACAAAAGTAATTACAGAAGAGAGAACAGTAATTTGACCAGAGGCTGTTCTCAACTCTGCAACGTAGATGGATGTGAATCATATATATGGAGATGGAAGCTAAGGCTTCTTACCAAGATATATAAACTGCGCATAATTCTTTACTCAGCGGTCGTTAAGTTAAATTTTAATATCTAATAGGAAAATAGCAAAATGGCTAATTATACTTCTACAGGCCCTAAGGGCAAGAACTCTGCCGCTACTACCGAAAAGGAAGACTTGGCGAACTTTATCTCGATGATTACTCGTGATGAGACTCCGTTTACTTCTTCAATCGGTACTAACAAAGCAACTGCAATCTTTCACGAATGGAACACTGACGAGCTAGATACTGTTCGACAGTCTACTGTTGCTGAAGGAACTGACATCGGTTCTACTTTTCAGAATCCAGATGCACGTGCTCGTTTGGGTAACTACACTCAAATCAACTCCAAGCAACTTAAAGTTTCTGGCACCAAGCGTGCTGTAGACCAAGCTGGTGTTGCTGATGAGTATTCTTATCAGTTGAAGAAGCGTGGCACAGAAATGCGTCGTGACTTTGACATCCATGCAACTAGTTACATTGGTGGTTCTACTGCTGCTGGTACTGATGCAGGTGCTAACTCTGGTGGTGCTATCCGTCGTACAGCTGGCTACTTGTCATTTGTAGGCGCAGGTAACATTACTAGTGCTGCAACTGTCGCTGGATCTGGTGATGCTGATGGTACTATCTCTGCTGTTGGCGCAGCTACTGTACTTCCTGCAGCTGCTAGTGGTACTAACGCTGTTGTTTTCGGTAAGCTTGAGTTATCTCAAGTTGACGAAACTATGCAGAAGATCTATGAAGCTGGTGGTAAAGCTACTAAGCTAATGGTATCTCCTTCTCTTCGTCGTGAGTTCTCTGCTAAGGCACAAGCTGCTGGAGCAACTGCTTCTACTGGCGCTGGGTCTGTTGGTAACGCTCGTCGTTCTGTTGATGACGGATCATTACGTCAATCAGTAGAGCTATACATGTCTGACTTCGGTGACATCATGGTTGTACCTAACTACTTGATGGGCTTAGACCCTAAGCGAGTATCTGGAGACAGCGCTGCACAGCAGTTTGCACCTGCCGATTCTACTGCTTTGATCTATGATCCAATGTGGTGGAATGTATCTAGCTTACGTTCTATGCAAGAAGTAGACGTAGGTCAGCAAGGTGACTCTACTGTCGGCCTTATGGTTGAAGAGTGCGCTTTAGAATGTCGTAACCCTAAAGGTTCTGGCGTTATTGTTGGTCTAATTAAGTAAAACTACTTAATTATAGCCCTGTGGGTAAATTAAGTTTTACCTTCAGGGCTTTTTTAATTTGGAGATGAAGATGAGTCTTACAGATAAGATTATATTTGATGGAAGTTCTTTTAAAACACAGGTATCTCAAGATATTACTGGTGTACTAAAACAAACTGCCCTAGACAGGGAATACCAAGATTCAAATGGTAAATCTAAGAATTACCGAAAGGTAGCTACAATACCAGATATTGTTGCAATAGAAATTCTAACAAATCACGGGCTTGATTTACATGCTCCGGATTTTATGCACCACCCGGCCAATGGCCGTAAACTTAGACAAATACTTAAGAGTGAGTATCCAAAACTTCTCTTGAATACTTAAGGAGAAGCTAATGGCTTTATCAATACCTAATAACTCTCATTCTACTTATGCAGCCTACAAGGTAGCTCACCCCGGGCTAATTAACTTAATTGACGATGTAAGAGTATGGTTAAACCGAGATGATGATGTAGTATCAAATAATCTAATTGGTTCTTTTATGCAAAAGGCAGCTGATGATGCTTATCGGGCATTGCGTATACCTCCATTAGAAACAAAGATAGATATTACTATTTCAGCCGCTAATGCACTAGCCAATGAACTACCTATACCTGGTAACTTCACAGAGCTTATTCGTCTGGCCAAAGTAAAAACAACTACTACATTTGACATATATAACGATAAGGTAGAGTTGTCTGTGTTTGATGACGTTACTGTAGCAAAGCCTAGCCGTCGTTATTTTGCACGTAAAGGTACAGCTTTTAAGGTATTTCCGGCTGTATTAGTAAACGAAGTTTATGAGATATTTTACTATCGACGTCTATATGCATTAGATGCATTAACAAGTGGAACTAGCTCAGAAATTTATAACTGGATGCGTGATGACAATGAGAAAGCTTTCTTATTTGGAACACTAAAGTATGCATGTATATATTTGTCTGATTTGGCGGGTGCTGACAATTATATGAAATTATTTGATGCAGAAATAAAGTCACTAAACGATGAAGAGAAACAACGTTTGTCCCGAGGGGCTAATCTACGTTCTGTGTTCTCAACACGACTAATTTAAGGGGAATTTTATGCCTAGTAATGCAGATGGATTAGCCTTAGGTGGTGCCTTTGCTCGTGATACTAATGATAACTTAGTATTAATTAATACAAATTTAGAAGCAGCCATTGTTGCAAAAACAGCAGCGGTAGCTGCTCAGGCCGCAGCTTTAGTGTCTAAAAATGCTGCTGCTGCTAGTGCTACAGCTGCTCAGTCAAGTGAGGACGATGCTGCAACAGATCTAGCATTAACAAATGCAGACGTAGTATTAACTCATGCAGACGTAGTACTTGCTGAAGCGGATAAAGTTCAGACAGGTGCTGATAGGGTTGCGACAGCAGCTGACCGAGCAGCTATTGTAACATTGTATGACACTTTTGATGACAGGTATTTAGGTACTAAGTCCTCAGACCCTTCAGTAGATAACGATGGTAATTCTTTGTTAACAGGTGCCATATATTTTAACAGTAGTACTAATAACACTAAGTTCTATAATGGTTCAGCTTGGGAAAATCCCGAAGCCACGGCTACATCAGGTGCTAATACTGCAACTACCAAGGCGAGCCAAGCCAGTACATCAGCTACATCTAGTGCTAACTCAGCTACTGCCAGTGCTAACTCAGCTACTGCTAGTGCTAACTCAGCTACAGCCTCAGCTAACTCAGCAACATCATCTGCTAATGCAGGTACTAATGCAGCCAATGCAGCCCTTGCAAGCAAGCTATCTTTAGCTGGCGGAGCAATGACAGGTGCCATTACTACTAATAGTACTTTTGATGGACGTGATGTAGCAGCGGATGGTGTATTAGCAACTAATGCAATGCCTAAGTCGGGTGGAGCATTTACAGGTGCAGTGACTACTAACTCTACTATAGATGGACGTGATGTAGCAGCTGATGGTGTATTAGCCACTAATGCTATGCCTAAATCTGGCGGTGCTTTTACTGGAAACGTAACTACTAATGGTTTAATCGATGGTCGGGATGTAGCAGCAGACGGAGTATTAGCTACTAATGCATTACCTAAGTCAGGTGGTGCTATGACTGGTGCTATCACTACTAATAGTACATTTGATGGAGTAGATATTGCTACCCGTGATGGTGTACTTACATCTACTACTAATACAGTAAACAATTTATCTAACGTCTTTGACCCCATTGGTGCTTCCGTAGCAATGGCAATAGCTCTGGGAGGCTAACCAAATGGCTAATACATTTAAGAACGCAGGTGTAGCGATTGGTACTTCACGTACTACATTGTATACAGCACCAGCTAATACACAATCAGTAATACATGCTCTGTACATCTCTAACATTGATGGTGTTAATGATGCAAATGTAACAGTAGAAGTTACAATAGATGGTGGTTCAACCTATCGTCACATTTGTAAGACAGTCCCTGTGCCAGCAGATGCTACTTTACTTATGGATAAACCTATTAATTTAGAAGCTGGGGATATTCTCGGATTAACCGCATCAGTTGCAGGTGATCTTGAAGTATTTGCAAGTATTCTAGAGATTGCTTAAGGAGATAATTTATGTCTTATATAGGCCATGTCGATGGGTTTGCATCAGTACAAACAGCATTAGCGAAATATAAATTTGTAGCAACAAACAACCAAACTACATTTACAGGTGCAGATTCTAATAATAATACATTAGCTTATATAGCATTTAATATTATTGTAACCTTAAATGGTGTTACATTAGACGAAAGTGACTACACTGCAACTAATGGAACTCACATAGTTTTAGCTGTGGGTGCTGCCACAGGTAGTGAAATAGTTATACTAACTTTTAATGATTTTGCAGTAGCTAATACTTACACACAGGCCCAAACACAGACGTTTATTAATACACAACGTCCTGCTCTTGGCGTCAATGGAATCATTAGAACTAATGTAAACACTATCAGTGAAAACATCACAATACCCGCCAATACTAATGGTATGAGCGCAGGTCCGATAACTATTGCTGATGGTAACACAATAATTCTAAATGGCACTTGGAGTATCGTATGAGTACGCTAACGCTTAAAGAACTCTCTGCCCCTACGGGTGAGGTAATCAAAATCGCATCAGGTAAAACACTTGATTTGAATAGCCAAGGGACGCTGATACTTCCTACTGTACCTTCCGCTAAAATGCCCACAGGAGCAGTGTTGCAAGTAGTTAGTGCCAAGACAGATACAAATGTTGTCTTTAGCCAGACAATCAACTCAGGGTATACAGCTATTGGCTTGTCTGTATCAATTACTCCTATAAGTACAAGTTCTAAAATATTGGTAACAGCCTCCATTGCGTATGACCTTGCCACTGGCAATCACGCCTCTTTACATTTTAAGTTGTTTAGGGGTAGTTCATTGCTGCAACAATATGCCCACGTTGGGTATAAAGGTGGTTCTAGTACAGCGTTTCATAGAATTGGAGACCACCCTGTACTTTATCACGACAGCCCTTCTAGTACCTCCGCATTGACTTATAGTTTTCAGGGTACAAATTCCGCAGGGTCAACAGTATCAGGAACCTACAATGGTGCTGCAAACCGATACAACTATTCAACAATCACAGTCATGGAGATACAAGGATAATGGCTTCTAAATTAAAAACAGACATCCTTGAGACTGTCTCTGGCAGTGGCACGATTGCATTGACTAACCAGTTAAGTGGTATGACGGCGGCTAGTGTTCCTGCTGGTAGTGTATTGCAGGTATTAAGTACAACCAAAACAGACACAACGGTAAGCTCTAGTTCTAGCTTCATAGACATACCAAGTTTATCCGTAACAATAACACCCACCAGTGCATCCAGTAAGATCATGGTTTTTATGCACGTAAGTCTTACCTGTCTGGGTAACACTATGATGCTTCAGTTAATGAGGGATTCTACTGGTATAGGTGTTGGTGATGCAGCAGGTAGCAGAGCGCAATCAACTGTAGGTAGCTTATATAATAGTTCTGATACTAACCATCAACAAGTTGTTTCCAGTGCAAACTATTTAGATAGCCCATCAACAACAGCAGCTACTACGTATAAAGTACGAATGAAAACTCAAGGGGCTGCAATGTATGTGAACAGATCGTCCAGTGATCCAAATAATAGCTCTTATGGACATAGATCTACTTCAACAATCACAGTAATGGAAATCAAAGGATAACAAATCATGACCGATAAAGTCGCAGCACTACAAGCACTAACTCCAGCAGCCCAATGGGTCTTACGTGGAGATGAATTAGAATGGCTTGACACAGAACAAACTCAACCAACTGACGCAGCAATCGCAGCTAAGATTGTTGAACTGCAAGCAGCCCATGACGCAGCAGCATACGCCCGTGACCGCCAAGCAGCCTACCCAAGTATCCAAGATTGCATCCATGCTCTACTTGATGGTGGAGCTACGTTGACTGACTTACAGGCTTTGCGTACAGCCGTGAAAGCAGCCAATCCAAAGCCATAGGAGTAGATTATGACTACAACTATTACAGGTGCTACTGGCATTGATAACATCAAGGCAGCTACGGGTTCGGTGTTGCAGGTTGTTAGTGTTAATAAGACCGATGCGTTTTCTACTTCTAGTCAAAGTTTTGTGGATATAACTGGATTTGCAGCCACTATTACTCCTACATCTACATCTTCAAAAATTCTTGTTGATGTTGATTATACTGGTGGCAGTAATGGTCATGCCAGTATCCGTCTAGTAAGAGGTTCAACACCAATATACATTGGAACAGGGGCTACTGGTATTCAATTAAATATTGGCGTTCAGTTTGCATCCAGCGGAACATTAAACCATTCCTATCAACATTCTAAAGGGACAATGAAAACAGTAGACTCCCCTTCAACTACAAACGCTGTTACCTACAAAGTTCAAGGTGCTGTACCACATTCTGCATCCTATGTTCTATATTGCAATAGAATACATCATAACGAGAACAATAAATTTATAGGATATGGAGCATCATCAATAACGCTTACGGAGATTGCAGGATGAGCAGAGCAAGAAACATGGCGACTCTTCTGGATGCTGGTGGTGATGTACTGGCTAGCGCACTTGATAATGCACTAGGTGGTCCATCACTAGGTACAGCTTCAGTAGTAAGAACCAATGCCAAAGTAATAGCAGAGAACATAACCTTTGCTGGTTCAGAAAATGGTATGACTATAGGGCCGATTACAGTGAACTCAGGGAAGACAGTAACAGTGGCCTCTGGGTCAACGTGGGTGGTCTTATGAGTACAGTCAAAGCAAACAATTTAATGAATGTAGATGGTGGCATACCGACAGTGAAGTCACAGCAGTTAATCCCGACAGCTTGGGTTAACTTTAATGGTACAGGTACTGTAGCTATTAGGGCTTCTGAAAACGTATCCAGCATTACAGATGTCAGTACGGGTGTATACAACATTAATTTGGCTGTCGCACAAGCCAATGTTAATTATTGTCCCATATTGTCATGCAATTATGACTTAAACGACTCTCCGTTTATATACATTATAAACACCAATTATTGGCAAGTGAATTTTTACACTGGAGCAGGTGGTACTTACCGAGATATGTCGGGTGTTTATTCAGCAGTGATAGGAGGCCAAGCATAATGTCCACAATCAAAGCTAACACGCTCCTCCACAGTAATGGAAGCACAACAACTCAGCCAAGTATTCCAGCATTAGAAACTCGTATGGCTAGGGTTTGGGTACATTTTGATGGCGATACAGCAGGAATAGATGATGATTATAACGTGTCTTCTATTACAGATAATGCTGCTGGTGACTATACAGTAAATTTTACAAACGCTTTAGCTAATGCTAATTATGCAGAATCTATACAAGCATCAGGTAGGACTGCTGTATTTTGCGCTAGAGGGTATGGTACTAAAACTACAAGCGCAAGGCCTATTAGAACAGTAACCACCGCAGGTACAGCTACCGATGGTAACCAAATATCTTATATAGTCTTCTCTAATTAAGGAACAAACAAATGAAAATCATTTATCAAACAGACGATGGCATAGCAGTCATCACACCAGCCCCTAACTGTTCCCTTACAGATGCAGAGACTGCGGCAAAAGACGTACCGACAGGCAGTGCTTACAAGATTGTAGCAGATGACTATGTACCCTCAGACCGCACATTTCGTAACGCATGGACTATTGAAGCATCCGAGTTAACGGATGGGGTTGGTGACTAATGGCTACAGTTATAAGTGGTGACACTGGGATTGATAAGGTGACTGATGGAGCAGCAAT